GTACTATAACAACATTAACACCAGGTACTGATTACACAGGTCCAATTGAACAAGTAACATTCGCATCACAAACTAAAGAAAATGTTGTAAGTATTATTAATAATTTTATATACAACGTATTTGACCCGGCAAAATATCCTAAAGGAGGTATAACTAATGTTCAAAATGTAAACCCATTAAGTACATTTCCATTTGTCGTTACACCATCAAAATTGACTTATGAAGTTGGTATTAGATTTAAAGAGACACCATCTAGTTCAGACATTACAGAAATTAGTAACTACACATATTTTTACAATAATATAAAACCATCAACAAATAATATTAATAAAGGATTTTTTAAAGTTTGGGAAAATTTAAATGGTAATTTTAAAACTTCACCCCCCGTTAAATTAATTAACGACATTATTCAATTATATGAGTATAACCCATTACAAAAAATAACTTATGCAACAATGGGGGCCCAAAAAGTTTATTTATTGTCTCAAGATTCTTCAGGTCCTAAAGGTAGAATTTCATTGGCGGAAACTTTATATGGGATACCTCAAGATAGATTTGTTGGTGGGTCAGGGTCTAATGATAATAGTATTGAAACGTTAACATACCCAATGGTGAGAGGTGATGTGTTAATTAGTTTATTAGAAAAAATTGTATCATTCATTGCAGGTCACGTACATTCAGTTTCAACAGTACCACCTGTTCCAATATCATCCGGTAATGGTCAGAGTATTAATGAAATATTCTCATTACTTGCCGACGCACAAAATACAATTCTAAATGAAAATATTAGGATTAATTGATATTTATATGTAAAAGATATAATGTCAATTAATAATTCATATTTTAGTAAAAATAATACCATAATTTCAAATAGTTTTACAAACACAGGAAGAAATCCTGTTATGGAACTATTTTACGGGTCAGTTATTTCAACACAATACCCAAATGGTTACAGTAGATTTATTTTTGATTTAGATTTAACTTTATTATCTAAGAAATACACTGACGGTACAATATCAAAAAATTGTAGTGATACGGTGACTCACACTTTAAGAATGACAAACACAATTTCATTTAGTGAGGAATTTTTGAACACAAGAACATCACAATCAAGACAACGAGCGACTTCATTTGATTTAATATTATTTAGAATTCCTGAAGGTCAAATTTGGGATGAAGGTGTTGGATATGATTTCGCAGATTTAATGTATGAAAATAGACCAATAGATAAATCATTTTCTGATAGACCATCTAATTGGTATCAAACAGATACATTATATACTTGGAGTGAACCTGGTATATACAACAACAAAAACAACGGAGCATTTAATTATGATGACTTAGTTATTGTTGACACACAACATTTCCAATTTGGTAATGAGAACATTAGTTTTAATATGACTAATGAGATAAACTCAATATTAAATGGTTCACTAACAAATGTAACAGGATGGGGAATTGCTTTTAAACCTCAAGTTGAGAACTTGTCAGGTTTGACCGATAACTATGAAGTACAATTTTTTACAAGACATACTCAAACATTTTACGAACCATACTTAGAAACCTCTTACAATGATGTTATCGAAGATGACCGTAATTTATTTACATTGGGTAAAGTTAATAAATTATATTTATATTTATATGACAATGGAGAACCAATTAGTTTGGATTCTAATCCAACAGTCACTATTTCTGATACAACAGGTTCGCCTATTTCAGGTTTAACCTCTATATCAACTTGTCAAAGAACTAAAGGTGTTTATGAAGTGGTAATACCACCTCTTATTGGTTATAAAACACCTTGTATGTTTTCTGATACTTGGGGGGATTTATATTTGAACGGATTCAAAATTCCTAACATAACTAATGACTTTACAATTCAACCATTTAAAAATTCAATTCAAATTGGTACTACCTCATCGGCCGAACCTAAATTATATGGATTTGATTTTTACGGAATAAAACAAGATGAAAAAATCTTTAATACCGATGTACGTAAAGTTGGAGTCATTATTAAACAAGCGTATACAACAAAAAAATTATTATTAAAAGTTGACGCTTATTATAGAATTTATGTTAGAGAAGGACAAACTGAAGTTGAAGTTCAAAATTGGACTAAAATAAATAGAACACCAAACGAATATTATTTTGTATTTGATACGAGAGATAAAATCCCCAATGAATATTATATTGATATCAAAGTGGAAAGTAGTGGTGAAATAAATACATATAAACGAACATTAAAATTCCAAATTGTTAACATAAAATATTTGGAGTAACTATTTATAATAAAAAAAAGATATGGGAAACGTAAGTGCAAATACTGAGACTATCGTGTGTGTATATAACTGTAGTGGAGAAACTATGGAAATTATACCACCACACCCTGTTTATTCTGATTTAACGGGTGGAACTGTAACACAATTAAATATGATTACATTAGGCGGTATTAATGGTTTAAACGCTTGATAGATATGTGATTAAGATTTTTAAGGGGAATTCTAACATTCCCCTTTTTTGTTGTTTTTAATTTTAGTATGTTTGTAGTATAATTAAACAATGATGAGTGTTAAGAGATTTTTTAAGAGGATGTATGTTAGGTATCTAAAAGTTGTAAGATATCAAGTTAGTAATGAAACAAATAAATTAACCGACAATGAACGAATTACTAAAACAATTTGTATGAAGTTAATTAATCACCCACTGTCAAAATTTTTGATAGCACCATTATCAGGTAAACGATATATCAAGAATGAGTCATTAAACATATTTGTGGTTTTAGACGATAAAAGAGTTAGTATAACGAATCATGTTTATCATTATGATGTTACTATACCACAAAGAGAATTTGATAGATTGGCGTTGATGTTTGACAATAAAACTGAGAACATTAGACAATCATTTGAAAATGATATGAAGTCACAGATTGTTCACTCATTGTCAACAATCTTAACTAAGATAAGTAACTTATAATAAATAACCCCATCTAAACAGTGGGGTTATTTTATTTCTTTAATAATTTCTTTAATAATCATTAATAGTTCATTCTCATTTAATCTTATAATTTTTTTATTAGTGTTATGTTCATTAATTGTATGAACTTTATGTTTCTTTTCTGTATAAGACCCATCTTTATTTTTTTCCCACACACCAACAACTCTTTTTATATTATTTCTTAATGAACTTTTTATTTTTTTATGATTTATTTCGGTATTAACAAATTCAGTAAATGGTTCCAAATAATTTGATTCCCATTTTTTCATACCAAGTTCTAACGGTCCGTTGTAAGCACCCGCACTTGTTGTTGTATCCATTTCTTTCAATGGAACAATTTTATTTTTTTTACCGGGAAATTGATTTATAACACCACCTTCATCGTCATTTAATTCAGGATGGTTTTTAAGATAATCGGATATTCTTTTTGATTTTGACTCAATTTTTTTAATTTTCTTTTTTGGGGTATCCATTTTTCCATCATAACTATCATATTCTAACATAGCATTAATGTATTTTGAAACAGGAATTGTAAACGGTTCTAAATCACTTTTGTCAAACTCTCTTACTCCGGGTGATAAAGGTGTTACATATGAACCCCTACTACCTGAACTAGTATTTGTTGATTCATTTATGTGGATTTTATTATTATTCATAACTATCATTTATACATTATAAATATCTAATAATATGGAAGAACAAAACTTATATGGTCAACTTTTTGGTAAAATACCATTATTCACTAAAGAACATTTAGAAACTATTATAAATACAGTTGATAGAGAACGAGCGATTTATTATTTAATACAAGCGGTTGGTCACGCATATGACTCAGGTGCATTTACATTAGGTGAGTGTGAAATATTATCTAAATCAATTAGAATATTAACACAGGAAGACACGGATTCTGATAAATAAAAAAAGGTCAGATTTCTCTGACCTTTTAATATATCTTTAAGATATTGATTATCTCAATTCTCTTAAATCAAATGTACGAACACCATCAACTGTGATTCTCGCGTAGAAACGGTTGTTAACCATTTTCTTAGCGTATCTCGTCATTATACCTTTGATTGGTGTAAAGTTGAATGGGTTGTACATTGTTGGAGTTAATTGTAGAGGTACATACGGTGCGTAGATGTATCCTGTGTCTAACAATGATGTTCCTTTGTGACCGATTAACACTGTGTTTGGTGGGAAGTAAGGGTCACGGTATACTTGGTATCTACCAGATAATGTACCGATTCTCTCAATACCCATGTTGAATTGGTCTTGTTCAGGAGACGCGTTAGATACGTGGAAGTATTCTAAATCGTCAAAGATTGCAGAAATTTCAGAAGAAACAACAATCCAATTAGCTCCACCTCTCAATGTTGATTTGTGAATTTGTGCTGATAATTGGTTAATAGCCGTAATCAACGTTTGATTCCAATCTTTTTGAGTGTATGAAGTAGCCAAACCTGATACTCTTCTCCATCCGTTGTAATCCCAACGTAAGTTCCAAGCCGCTCCTTTACGTAAATCTCTCAAGATTTCACGGTCAATCTCAGCTGCAACTTGTTCAGACAATAACGCAGTTAACTCAGCTTCCGCATCAATGTTGTGGAATGCTGCAACGTCTTGTGCTAATTCAGGAGACCATTGTGCTCTTAGTTTTCTTTCAGTAACAGATACTGTAACAGAATCTAAATCAAAAGAAACCTCACCAATTCTGTCTTCAAACTCTAAGTTTGCATAACGTTTAAACACTGCAGTAAATGATGTTGCAGTATCCGCAGATGTAATAGTTGTACCTGTGTAACCATCTAAAGTACCTTCACCACAAGTCGCACATACAGGACAAGATAAGTCAACTTCTAAATAGATGTAACCTCTAGCGTCACAAATATTTTTAAATGAACCACCGTTACCTGAAGATGGGAATGTAGTTTGAATTGTATCACCATATTTAACGATACCTGAACCATATTGTTGAGTTACAACTCTAAATAATAATGGTGTCGTTTCAGTTAATCCTGAAAAACATGCTGACGCTGCGTCAATATCTAAACCAGCACCTTTAGTGATAACTAAATCAGATAAGAAAGTTTCTGTATCCATTTCGTTTCCATCAGGACCGATTAATTTTCCAGCACCATCTTCGTTAAATCCTGACATTTTGATGATAATTTTTCTTACAGTTTCACCATCATATTCAGTAGTTGCATCAACTAATGAACTACCTGACCATACTTGTACTAAAGTGTCGGCAGTTACCGCAGTAAATGCACCTTTAGAATAGTCAAATAAACCTGCCGGGTCTAAACCTGGTTCAGAACCTTCGTAAAATAAATCATAAAGATTTTTTTGGTAAGCGTCTGCTCCTGAGTAACCTTCGTTTGGTGTTGCAGGACCGTTAGGTGCTCCGTAAGGTCTGTAATGTTCACCATTGTCATAACCTTGGATTTTAGGTACGAAGTAGAACAATTTACCGATAGGTAAGTTCATTGCTTGTACAGAAACGATATCGTTCGCTAACAATTTAGAGAATACACGTCTAACGATAGGGAAAACCACAGTTTCAAACGCTCCGTTTGAACCTTCTGATGTTGCCTCGTTAATTAAGAAAGACGCTTGGTTTTCGTATAATTGTGCTACGTTTTCTTTTAAGTGACCTTTAAGACCGTCTAAGAATCCTAATTTGTCCCATTTGTTAATTGTATCTTCTTTGATAACTTTAAGGTGTTTTAAACCGATGTTACCAACAAGACCTGATTCTAATAATGCTCCCATTTTTAGTTTTTGTTATTTATTTGTTTTTGTTTATTTTATTTTTTAATCTTATCCATCAAATCTTTCATTCTTAAAAATTGTGGATTTTCATAAGTTTTTGATTCAATTAAAGTAACTGCTGAACCTGTAGAAGGTGTTCTTTCAATAGTTCTTTCAACTGATTCGTTAATTGATTTTGAACTAACATTTGAATTTGAAAGTTCGTTTTTAATACTTTGATATAAATTTTTAGATTCTTTAATAGTTTCAACACTATCAAATCTTCTTAATATATTTATTTTCTCTTGTTTTGTTGTAGTATGTTCTGTGAATAAACGAGTAGCGTATGCTAAGTTTGAATTAAATACCGCAACTTCATTAAGTTTATTTCTAAAGACATTAAGTGCATTTCTATACTCTTCGTTCTTTTCTCTCAACAATCTTAATTCACCTCTATCTTGTGACTCAGAAATTGCGTTGTTAACTTTAGAGTGTGCTCTTGGTTTTGGTAAACCACCTTTTCTGAAATTAGAACCATTACCTAATGTTCTTGCAGCTTCACTAGTTTCACCACCTCTTTTACTTGTTTTTGGTTTAACTTTAAACTCACCGTCTAAATTTTCACCATCTTTATAAGTAAATTTAGCTTTACCAGTACCAACTGATTTAGGACCTTCTTTCATTTTAGTTTTAAATCCTTGACCTTGATTAGGTTTTGAATCATACTTAAATTTAGGTTTACCCATACCTACACCTTTAGGTTTAGTTGATTTCTTAGATTCCATAACAGGATATTCTTCTTCTTCATCATATTCTGAATATGACTCATCACCAAGTCCTGATAAATCTAATGAATCATCTTCACCAATTTCAAGTTCGTAGATAGTTTCACCTTCCATAGGTTCTTCTTCACTATCGTACACGTCTTCGTAGAATTCATTTTCCATTTCATCTAAATTGTAATCAGTATTGTCATCTTCTTCTTGTTCTGAAAATACTCTTTCAATTATAGATTCAATAGTTTCTTCACCATCAGCATCAGTCTCATCTACTTCATCATAATCACTTTCGTAGAATTCTGATTCATACATGTCCATATCTGATTCGTTCCATTCTTCTTCCATATCGGATTCTTGTACTATCATATATTCTTTATTTGTTGAATTATCTTTTAAGCTGATATTTGCACCGTCTTTTTTAACGATAACTTCATCATCAGGACTCAATAATTGAAATACTTTTAAAACTTCCTCATCAGATGGTAAATTACCTTCATTATCAGGTTGTGTTAAATCTATAACATCTTCGTCCCCTTCTTCGTTATCAGTATCCATTGATAACTCGTTGTCTTCCATATCAACATCATCAACTTCAGTATCATCAACTTCAGTATCTGTGTCAACATCGTCAACGGGTTGGTCAATCTCTTCTTCTTGTTCAAATAGAGATTCTTTTACAAGTTCTTTGATTTCTGACTTCATAGTAGATGCCAGTATTCCTTTTGCATTTTGAGCGACTGCCTCTTCCAAATTTTTCATTTGAATCATAGCCTCTTCAACTAAATTTTTTTCTTTTCCCATTTAAGAATGTAGTTTTTTAATAATAAATATTACTAAAATTTAAAAAATCTTAATTGATAACTTGATTATGTTATTTTTTTTTATTATTTGGTTTTTTTGGGCATAAAAAAAGGAGGGTGTTTATCCCTCCTTTGGTAATTATTGAATTCAAAGATTTTATTCTATCACCTCATCAATTTTGCTTTCAACAATTCCTGTTATCCTCCAATCCATTGTATAGTTCTCGTATACCTTAGTAACTTTAGCCTCAACATCGGTAGGACTATAACCTAAAACTAATTTTTCTTCTCTTACTTTTTTTACTTTACCTGATTCAGTATCTAACAAATCAGATGTGATTTTTGCCACAAAATATTTTTCTCCTTGTTCCATATTATATTATTTTCCCAAATAATCGGACAATCTTTTCATTAAGTCAAGGGATTTATTACCCGATTCACCAACATGTCTGTCAACCGACATTCTTTTTTCTTCCTCAAGGTTTTCCTCATACATATGTTTATCATCTTTATTTAAGAATAAATAAGCACCTGGTGTTGACGGTGAAGATACTAAGTCAAAACAAATTAACTCAAAGTCATCTTGTACTTCGTTTTGTTCACCAACTTTTTTAAGTGAACCAACACCTCTTGATGATATACCTAACGTAACACCTTGTCTTAAATAATTTGCAGCCATATCTCCTTTAGTTGATACAATACCTCTTTCGTGGAAACCTGGACTAGTTAACAATTTAAGTTTACCCATTAAAGTATTACCTTCCCACCATACTTCAGTAATAAGGTGTGATACTCTATCTAAATCAATCAATGATGATTCGGGGTGATTTAATTCAGAAAGTGATGTTCCTTTCTCAATCATTTTTTTGTAGTTGTCCGCTTCACGTTTTAAAATACGTTCAGGATATACACGACCATTTCTGTTGGGTGTATTATATTTTTGTAGAACTGCATAAAATTCAAACGGTTTAGAGTGGTCTAAGAAATTATTAGACTCTAAAATATATGAATTGTGTCCTGTTTTTGGTGAAATGAAACCTGCATCGTATTCAATTAAAATACCTTTGCCGGTCTCATTTGGATTTAAAATTCGTAAACTCATCGTAATGTTTTAATAATAAATATTAAACATATTCAAATAATGACGTTTCTTTTTTTGTTTTAGATAGATAAAAATTAAAATAAGTATTTGATTTGAAGTTATCAAAGAAAATTTGCGATGTAATCTCTTTAAGAATGTCCTTGAGTTTTTTATCTTTAAAATCAATTGTTTCATCAGTTAGATAAAAATTAATTTCAAGATTCATAAATGATTTTTTGTTTAATGATAATCCGCTAGACCTTAAATCTAAATCAACAATAAACTTATCATCAAATATTTTACGATTAATTTTGTCGTAGACAGAATGTTTTATGGCTCTACTTAGGTTTAAAACAACTCTTGACCAATTTTCAGAATCTTGTATGGGTTCAACCCAAGTTTGGATGTTTAGATAAACAGATTTTAAATTAACCGAATCCACTGTTCCGTATAATACTTTTGCGGTTTTAAAACCTTGTATTTTACACGTTTTCCCTTTTTTCATTATTTTTCATACGATATAATGTTTATTTTTCATAATAGTAAGTATATTTACAATAAGAGTCAAAATTGTAAATAATTACGTTTTAAATTAAAAATTATGATAATAGTTAAGGTTGATAAAGAAAAAAATATTGAAAAAGCATTAAAACAATATAAAAGTAAGATTATTAAGACAAGACAAATGTCCAAGTTAAATGACGGAAAGGTATATATCAAACCTTCTGTAAAAAAAAGAAACGTACTTAACAATGCTAAGTACGTTCAAAAAAATTATAAAAATATAGATTAATTATAAGTTTTCGTTTAAACTTTTTAGTTTGTAATAATTTAACTTATCGTATTTTTCAGTTTCTAATTTAGTGATAGTTTCATTAATTCTTTGACCCACTTCATAATCAGTATTCTCACGACGAATACCTGTTAATTTCTTAATAACAGATTCTTTAATAGTTGAATATTTTGGTTCTAACTCACTATCATCAACTGATAGTAAAGTTTTCAACTCCTTACGGTCAGATTCGGATAAAGTTTCAACATAATCAGTTAAACTTTTATTAGCCATATTAACAATTGTAGTCAATGGTAAATTAACGGATTCTTTAACAACTTCAGGTTGTTTTTTTAATGATTCTGATAATGTTTTTTTACTTCTTATTTTATGTTCTAATGTTAATACGTTATCTGAAAATAAAGTATCAACAACTTCATATTGATTTTCAGTTTTAGTATTTTTAACCCACTCTAACAAATTTTTTAAATCAGTTGGTTTTATTTTATTTACAGTATTTTCATAAATAACGATAGACTCATTAATGTAGTCATTAACAATAGATTCATTTAATCCTTTATTAGATGTTAATTCATCATATAAATAAAACAATTTATTAATGTTTTTATTATTTAAAACATATTTTTTAAAATTAGACATTTCAGTTTTAAACGTCCCATTTTTATATGACTCAATTAATATTGAGTCTATTTTAGATTTAATAATACCAAATTTCATTTTTCTTTTTTATTAATAAATATCAATCTTTTAGAAGTTTGCTTAAACTACGTTCAATATCACCTAAAGAATTTTTACCTTTAGATAAATCAATGTATGTTTCCTCATTTAATAAATCTTCATTTTCTATTAAGATTCTTAAATTATCTCTTTTAACGGATTCAGGGGTCACACCTGCCTCACCACCAGGTTCAGGTCCTGTTGGTGGTGGAGGGGCCATTCCTCCTCCCATGTCACCTCCCATGTCACCTCCCATATCACCTCCCGGAGGTGGTGGTGGTGTCGCTCCCGCTGCGGCG